AGTATTCTCCTAAGGTGTATACTAACTTGGAGGATTTACGTAGGGATTTAAAAGATATAACTCTATTTAAATATTTAGGTGCTTATACTTATAATGCATATTATCCTAATTTAACTACAACTTATAGACCTCAAGAATTAGAGTATACCACTAAAGCTCATAATCACTTTGTAAGATGTCTAGATTTCGTTAGTGAATATTTTAACATTGACGTTACTGCACTATGTAATAGATTTACTTCCGAGATTTACACAAATGTAAGAATTCATACAAATAACTTCGAATTTAGTTCACTAGATAAATCATATATTCTATATAAAATAAAAGTAAAGCCTTGGAGAACTTATACTATCGCATTAGATAGTCCGTTAGGTGTAGAGATTATAACAACTCTAGATTCAAATAGTGAAGTAACAAAGGATAAATGTGTGTCAGATAGTTATCACAAAGAAAGTGTTGCTAGGTTCAACCATCCATTTAAATATACAGTTAATGTTACTGCTGGGGATTTATTAGATGTTTACAATAGACGTGATTTATACTATATGATATTGAAAGTACCTGCCAATGTAAAGTCTACAATTACTATCTTGCAGGGAGACTTTACAGAGGAATATGTAAACAAGTTAATTCAAAAAGATGACGACAGTAAAGAGACTTACATAACTGTTAGAGATAGACATCAATTACTAACTTTAAATGACGGAGAATCTTACCTATTCTCAGATAAACTAGCACAATACATTACACAAAGAGCGATAAGTACATTCTCATCTAGAGATGATATAGTAGCTCTTCAACAATACATACAAGAGAAATATCCTAAATACTATACAATCGAACACCTCGGAACATTCGAGCAATCACTCAAAGATACCCTTCTAAGAATAGCTAATGACAATCATCTATTTGATACTTGCTATGACTTATTAGGATTCTATGACAGAGACATTGAACGTATAGTAGGGGAGATTTTACATTAAGGAGGTAAACAATTATGGCTTGGTCTTTAATTAAAAATTACATCTACATTAAACCTCTAGATAGTTATTACATAATACCTTCTTTCCCTGACTCATTATCTGATACTATAGGTAGTACATTTAGTTCTCAAAATGCATTATCTAGAACTGCCCCTACTCTAGCCTATTCTTATTCTGGACCGAGACAAGTTCAAATAATGATTCAATTACATAGAGATATGTTTGATGATGTAAACGCAACTAATACTTCCGTAGGTGATATTAAGATAGATAACGACTATGTAGATAGTTTAATCAAAGCATTAACTTCAGTAGCATTGCCTAAATATGATTCAACTAACTATGGAATAATTCCTCCAAGTGTTGCTGTTCGTTTCGGTGATGATTTATTTATCGAAGGCGTAGTACAAGGTGGAGTTACAGTTACATTTGAGAAACCATTATTAGCTAACAATAAATATGCCTTAGTTAATATATCTTTCCAAGTTATAGAGGTACAACCTTATGACGCACTTGCGATTGCCGAGGTTGGAAGTTTTAGACATATCTCTTCTGCTATGAGAAGTAAGATGGGAGGTTAGTTAGTATGGATGTTTTAAAAGATAAATCTTATAGAGATGATTATAAAGCTACATCTAGATATTCAACCACCGCTTATTATTATGATGAATCAACCAAGAAGTATTGTTATGGAAGTATGCGATTACTAGATGATAGTACCAAGTATGTCCTTCATAATTTACAACCTGGAGATACATTAGATAGTTTAGCTTATAAATACTATGGTAGACCTGACTTTTATTGGATAATTGCAGAATTCAATCATATTAGAGATACCTTACAACCATTATTAGATAACTACACTAGCCTTAGAATACCTAGCAAGAGTAGTATAACTTGGAGGTAAATAAATGGCATCAAACTTATTAGAATCAACTAGCTTAGTTCAAGTCCCTATTGTTAAAGTAACTATAGGTAACTATACTTTCGGCGTATATTCAAAATCTAATGGTAGAATAACTTATCCGAATTACATTACATCCTTAAGTATAGAAAAGGTAAATGGAGCAGTAAATAAATACACATTACAATTATTCTACCCAATTACTGAGAATAACGACCCTAACTTTATGGATGCTTTGTTTGGTAGTGTAGCAGATACAAGAAATATATCATTTACATATGGAGATGCCAGTCAAACTGATTACTTATATAAGAATGAAGAGGCTACCATTACATCTATAGATAGAAACTTCGACTTTAGAAATTCTAATATAACTTATACAGTACAAGCTGTCGGTACGGCTTCCCTATTAGCAAATACATCTGATTCATTCGAAGAGACTTATGATAAACCTAGTAACATTATAAAGAACCTACTTGCAAACAATCGATGTGGAATAGTGGATATATTCTATGGATTTAAAAATATGTCAGCATCAGACTTAAACTTATTAATACCTAGTGTGGATGTTGAAGTGCACCTAGATGCTAAACCTTATATTTCTATACTAGATTATATCTTATACTTAGTATCTTGTATGACAAGTGCCGAGGATGCAGGCAAGAGTATTAAATCAAAAATCTATGTACTATCTACCTTAGATGATACACTTAGATATAACGGTCCTATATTTAAGATAACAGAAGTAGACTCTAACCGAGCTAACGCTAAGTATAGTAATGTACTTCAATTAGATATAGGTTACCCTACTGCTAACGTAGTTTTAGATTTTAAAACTGCTAATGATAGAAGTTATCAATTGTATTATAAATATAATAAAGAAATCTCACCTCAATATTACATCACAAGATATAATGATAAGGGAGAAGAGACTATAGAGCTAGTAGATTCAAATCTAGCATTAAATCCTGAGACTTATGAGTCAGACTCTGACTTCAAGACTTGGTGGTCAAATGTAACTAGTTATCCTATAACTGCAACTATAACTTTAAAAGGATTATTACAACCTACCGTCTTAATGAGTGTTATAAAATTAAATGTATACTTCTATGGTAAGAAACATTCTTCTAGTGGTTATTATGTAATATCTAAGCAAGTTGATAATATAAATACATCTGGATTCACTACCGAGTTATCTCTATTAAGAGTAGCTGGAGATGAAGACACTACATCACTTTACTCAAAGGACAACTAAACAAGTTGTCCTTTTAATCGTATAATATACTAGGTGATTAGATTATGATTACAAAAGCAAAAGTATTAAGAACTGTTAGTGACAATACTTACGAAGTACATATACCGATTTATGATAATGGTAGTGATATCTATAAAGCAACTGCTACTGTAAGTTATACAAGAGGAATAAAGAACCCTATAGTTCTCGGAGATATTGTATTCGTAACGTTTGAGAATAATAAAATAAATAAACCTGTAATTGTAGGTAAATTATTCATAGGTGATGATGGTAAGGGAGACCTTCTCGGAGATTCTCTTGAGATTAAGAAAGCTGTAAGATTACCTAACAATACAATAATCACAAGTAAATTAGGAGAAGATATTTCACTAAGAGATTATGAATTAGTTAGAAGGGCATCTTTAGATTATCTAGAGAATGCTATCTCACCTAGTATATCATTAATCTATGCTAATAATACATTATCTAGTAGTGAGAGATTGTTAGAATTCTTTAACAACGCTTCTAGATATCATAGAGGTACAATTGTTGTCAAAGAGGGAGAGAATTATAAAACTTATTATTTACAACAATCTTCTTCCTCTAGGGAAGTATTTAGAAATATATTAGATAATAAAAATTTAATCTTAGATAAAACTGGAGATAATATAGAAATAACTTACTAAAGATAGGCTTCCTTTTCGATAAAAATTATAAACTCTTTAGAGTTAATTTTTGAGAAAAGGAGTTTCATAGAACTTATTAGTTCTATGAAACATTTCTCTTTTCTTTTATATTATATATTTATATATAATATTTTCTTTTCTTATCTTTGATTACTTTCTTTTCTTTTCTTTATTTCTTTTCTCTTTGTTCATATAATTATTAGAAAGGAGTCTAGTACTATGATTTCATTTGAATTTCCAAAGATGCTAAATACAGCATCTTCACGATTAATAAACTCTGATAGAGGTCAAGATGTTACCCTTAGTAATTTAAAATTATTTTTAAACTCGGAGAAAAACGAATTCACATTTGACCCTGAGTTCGGTATCTATTTAAAGAAGTTCTTCTTTCGTCAAAACGACACTATTCTCAGAGACTTGATAGTAAGTGAGATTTATAGTGGAGTACAAGTATTCTTCCCACAAATAACCATTAAGAAGCAAGATATTAAAATAGTTCAAGTTAAAACAAAACTAATTTGTAATATAACAGGTATAAATAATTTAGATTATACGCAAGTAAATTATAGTCTAGTACTATTCAACTCGGAGGTATAAAATGGCAATAACAACAAGCGATTTAAAAGTAGCTAGTACTGCTTATATTAATAAAGACTTTCAAAAACTATATCCTGAATTTGTTAAATTATGTCAAGAGTTAACACCATTCTGGAATCCTGAGGCTAGTAATGAATCAGACCCAGGTGTAGTTATCTTAAAATTAATTGCATTCCTAGGAGACAAATTAAATTATAATAGTGATGTAAACTTTAGAGAAATATTTTTACCAAATGCTGCTCAATATGATAATGTAAGAGCTATAGCAGAGTTATTAGGTTATCATCCTAATTACTATTTATCAAGCTATGCATTAAAAGGTATAAGCATTACTGTCAATAATCCATCTACTAGTGGAGCATCTTACAAATTACCTGGTATAGTTTCTGATGGCACTACAATTTTTACTAATGAAAATCAATCAATTAAATACACATTAATCAATGATGTAACTATAGACACTTCTAGTTCAAATATAATCTTAGGAGATATTATTGAAGGTACTCCTGAACAATTAATGGTTAATGGAGAATCTAGAATCACTTACTCAAATATAGACTCAGAGAATAGAATCTATTTAGGTGGAAAGAATATCGCCGAGAATGGTGTATTCATCTGGAGCTATGGCGTAGACAATACCTTCTGGACTAAAGTAGATACTTTAAACGGAGAGTATGCTACTGATAAGATTTATACTGTAAGATATGATGATGCTAGGGGTTCTACTTTCATTGAATTTGCTGATTCAATAGTAGACAATATTGGTAATGGTATTTATATTAAATACATTATTACATCGGGTTCTGCAGGTACTATCTCTCAAGGTACGCTTACAACAATCTTAAGTCCAAATACTCTTTATGCTATTAACGATTCTTCAAAAGAATTAAAAGTTAGTGAGGAATTAACTGTTACAAATACAAAGTCTATCACCAATGGTGCTGACCCAGAGAGCATTAAGGATATAATCTCTAATTACAAGTATACTGTTGGTACTTACGATGTATTAACTACTTTAAGAGACTTTGCTAACTATTGTTATAGATTGGTTGATAGTGAAAACACTCCTTATATCTCTAATGTACATATTGAAGATAGACGTACTGACTATAACTATGCTAAGAATGTAATAACTACTAATGACTCAGGTACTTATCTTCAAATGATGAAGAACAACCCTGATATGACTCCATTTGAGTTAGCAATCTACCCTTTAAAATACTCTACAAACAATTCTATTGCTAGATATGAATTAGGATTTGAAGTCTTACCTCAATCAGATGCTATTAAACAAGTAATGACTGATAAGCTTTATGAAAACTCTAGTATCGCATATGACATTAAAGATTTGAAAGATGAGGATGTTCACTCATTCTTAGTAAATTACACTTTAAATTGTAAAATATCAACAACAACTAAAGTAACTGATGTAGAGAGAAATGTTATTATAAATAATATTAAATATGCATTAATTAACAATTTCAACTCTAGAGCTTTAGAATATGGTGAAGAAATACCATTTGATTCTCTATTAGAAGTAATTCAAAATGCAGACTCTAGAATAAGTAATGTATCTCTAGGAGACCCTGACTTAACAACAACCGTATTAACTGTAAGTGGAGATGTTAAATCTATAGATACACCTATCGGAGAAGATATCACTATTGGTGAAGATACTAGAAAGAGTACTTACTTCATAGACTTACTAGCAAAGAATGTACTAGCAGGTAGAGTTCCTCTATTAGAGAAAGAAAAATCATTCAACTATCTACTAGAGATGCAACCTACTAGAGATGATTCTGGAGATGATTCAGCTTACTTCTCTGACATTCAATATGTAACTACCGAGAATGTAATGACTATTAATGCAAATACTGAAACAAAAATCCCTGATAATTCTAGTTTAAAAATAATCACTCCATCATTTAGTACTAATATTTCTTATTCTAAATGTGATTGTGTAGCACACTTAGGAGGAAGAGATAAGATAGCTAAGAATACTTACTATCAATTAGGTACAGGGGAGACATTATCAGTTACATACTTAGACGATAATGGAGCTGACCACGTAGATAATTATGGTGTAGGTACTTGGGTACAATCTACAGTAGATATCTTAGATGGGGAGAATGACTCTATAGCATCATTAAGTATCTTAAGTAAAATAGAAACCGAGATTCTAGGTGCAAATAAACCTCTAGTTCCTTGCTATTGGATTTTAAATAATGTAGATGACAAAAATAATGCAGTATTATTTGACCTAGGTAGTATACAACCTCAAGGTCTAGTCAAGAAAGCAAGTTATACATTAAAGTCTTCTGAGTACTTCATCTATACAGATGCTAAGTTTGAATCCCTAGCTATTCTAGGTGAAGGTACTACACTAACACTTATAACAAACGCTGCAAATCCTAATAAATTAGCTGTGCCTAAATCAGTGAATGTTGCTGATGTAAATAAGGATGGATTAAATGCTTTCACATCTACAAATTGGTATTACTTGCCTAGCAATCAATATAGTCTTAAGGCTACTAAGAATTCAATACTTACTCTCGGTGAGGGAGATTCTATTCGAGTAAGTAGTGGTCTTGAGAATGTAGGTAAGGATAACAAATACACGTCTATACCTAACGATGTAACTATTGAATACAAAATTAGTGGAGATGCATCATTTACTAATCTAGCAGGTTATAAATCAAATGACACTACAAGTGAAGATAGCATTAGACGTATTTACTCTATACTAGATATTAAGAGTGTAAGTGAAGTAGGTCAAAAATTATTAGCAGGTCAATCTATCGAAATTAAGTATGGTCATAATTTAACTAAGAAATTTGAAGCTAACAATGTTAAGTTCTCCGAGAATTTAAATATTGCTGGAGGTAAAGATGTATTCTTAGGTGAGTTAACTTATAATTCAGAAGGAACTCCAACACACAACTATCCAGTAAAAGCTATGTACTTTAAATATACACCTATAAAATTCCATTTAAATAGTGGACGTGAAGAAGTAATTCAATACAACTCTATAGATGATAGATACGAGTTAAATTTAAGTAAAGTAACTAGTTCCGGAGATTTATTTACTTATACTGCTCCACAAGTTGCTATTGATAATGTAGGTCTAGGTAGAGCCCTCACAATATATGTAGATAGTGAAAATACATTTACAATTAGCTCTGATAAACATATTATGGATTGGACTTCTGGTGATAATGATTATTCACTAAGTTTAACATTAACAAGTGGATTACATATCATAAAACTAGGTGACCCTAATGAGGGTGAGAATGATAGTAATGTAACTATAACTATATCTACCGAGGATAAAGTTCTAAAAGGAACTATCATTATTTCTAGCTTAAAGTGTATCAAAGGTTTCCATCCTGATTTAGGATTAAGTCAATTAGGAGATGCCAAGGAGTGGGGAGACACATTAGTTGCAGTAATGTCTAAGATTGAAAATGTAGCTGGTGTTAGATATAATAAATTAGTAGAATTAGATAATACAGCAGGTATAGATATAATTGAAGGTGTAGAAACACTTAGAGACCCTTCTAAGTTATTCGACAAACATAATGTTGCTAATACAACAACTATTGCTAAATTAGATATGTCTCATAGTAATATATCTATCTCTAAGAATTCTTATAAGTAGGTGATGCTTAATGGTAACATCTAGAAAGTATGTACCTAGCTACTACTCAGATAATTCAAGAGACTTTCAACTCTTCGAATTATTATTAGACTTAGTAGCTAATGATTCAAAAGCAAATATAGATAGAGTAGATTGGTTCTTTAAAGGTCATCAACTAGATGAGGGTATTTCTCAAAGTCTAGCTAAGACCTTTAATATCAAGAACTCGGAAGTTCTAACTCCATCAGAGTTAAGAACATTGTGTAAATCTTATATCTACTTAGTTAAGAATAAAGGCTCTGAGAAAGCTATTCAATTAGCAGTAGATATCTACTTAGATATACAAGGTTATTCAAGAAAGAATAAGTTTATAGATACTAGAGCAGTTGATGAAGATAAGAAGAGAGACTACACAATTCATATTACCGTACCGAGAGGTTCATCAAATATTGATTTGCTATATCGATTAGTAGAGCTTGTAGCTCCTGCTGGATTCTTAATTGATATTCTTGTTAAAGATATATCAACAGTTAAGCCTAAGGGAGACACATTAGCTAGTGTAGATAAGCACACTATCGATGATGCAGAGTACACTATACATAGCAACCATTCTGCAAATAAGATTAGCAATAATTCTATTTCAAATAAATTAAAAAGGAGATAAGGTTTATGATAGCTTACTCAGGAAAAGTTAAAATTAAAACTATGTTAGGGGAGAGTGAATTAAACTCTCTCACTATACATAATAAAGGTACTAATGAGTTGTTTAAAGAATTACTAAGTTCTATGGTCAACTCAAAAGTAGCTCCTCGTTATAATGTGCTTAGATTGTTCCACGCTCCAAACTTAGCAATAGATGTAGCCGAGGAAATAGAGAAATGTATGACAAATGTTCCCACTGTTGTAACTCAAACATCTTATATGGATATTTCTTCAAATACAGCATCAATATCCTTTGATAATAATGTATGGGAAGCTACATTTAAGTTTAATATAAACTGGAATGAATATGCACCAGATAAGAATACAAATGTAATAGCAGTATTTAGTGCTGCGAAATCAACTAAGCCATTTGCTTATATTGTACTTGAGACTCCAATAAAATCATCTACTAATGAAAGTAAGATTATTGATTGGACAATTTCGTTTAAAAGCGTATAATCAATTAGAAATTAGGTGATAATTAATGAAATATATTAATAGTGAAGATATTAAGGTATTCCCTAGCTATTGGAGAAATGCAATTGCAGATGAACACAACACTATTTATACTTATGACTTAGATTCAGGTGAGACTTCCGAGAAATCTTTAACTAAATTAAATAGTGAAAATAAATCATATGTAGTTTCATATGACAATGGTACTTTCGAAATCGTTGTTTGTGGATACTACTTTGAGTTCTCAGTTCCATCAAAACTTTTAAGTTCAAATGATTTAACAGCTTTAGTTAAGGTTAAAGATAATGTATTAATACCTTATACTGATAATACAGCATCTAATCTAGACGTTATAGATGATACTACTCACAAGGTAGAATTTAGAGGACTAGCTTTAAGTACTGATGCTAACCCAGAGATTACCGAGAATGTATATTCTCTTAAGATATGGAATCACACTACTAATAGTGTTCCTAAAGAGAGTTGGTTTAAATATAAATCAAGAGATATCGAAGTAGGAACTAATAAGGAACTCGGAGAAGTTGTCGATTTAGTTGAAGATGTTATTAGTGATAATGGAGACATTATCACTAAAGGTAATAATAATATAGGTACCATTAGTAAACCATTTAACAGAATATATGCTAAAGACATAAAACTTTCAAATCAAGAAAGTACTTTAGCATTTAAAGATATTAAAGCAAAGTCTATTAATAATATTACAGACTCTTGGTATGTGGATGCAAATAGTAATGCTAAGTTCAACAATATATCTGCTACTTTTTTAGATGGTAATTCACGCACAACTAATGGGTTAAAAACTCCCATTAATTTAGGTGTAAGTTTATCAAAAGTAAGTAGCACCTCTTTTGATGGCTCTAGAGATGTTACTAACATCGGAGTCAGTGGTATTCTAAGAGTAATAAATGGTGGTCTTGGAACAGATTTAACTAACTCAACAGGTATTTTATATCATAGTAAAGGAAGTCCATCTATTACAACTTTAAACCTATCAAATGAGGAAGGTGTGCCCGACATCTACACTGTAAAGAAAGTAGATGAATTATTAGAGGATACTACAAATTTCATACAAGGCAACATTTATAATGAGTTAATTAATAACTATGTACATCAAGTAAAAGGCTGGGGATTATCTCAAAACGACTTCACTGATGCATTAAAAAATAAATTAGATAGTCTTGAAAATTATGTACTACCTACAGCAAATACTAATACATTAGGTGGGGTTAAATTAGGTTATACAAGCACTAATAATCCTCTAAATATACCTTTACAATTAGATAATGGCAGAGCTTATGTTCAAATAAACCCATTAGCTTTCATTAGTAGCGGTGGTACTTCCACTACAACTGCTGCTAGTTGTTATTGGACTAATCAACTTGCAGTTCAAGTTGCAAATAACAAGACAGACATCGCTAACTTAGAAGTAGATGTCAATAAATTAAAAACAGATGTTGCTAGTATAAAAGTAGATATTAATAGTTTGAAAACTAATGTTACTAGTTTACAAACTGATGTCACTAAATTAAAGAATAATGCTATTATTAAGCATCTTTATGGTGAATTAGAAACAGACTCTAATGGTCGCCTAAAAGATGAAAAAATATCAAAAGAAATATTTCATCTTTTATATAATAGGAATTGCATAGTATCTGCTTATCAAAAATATGATGCAGGTGATGATGCACCTATTTACAATTGTAACTATGTAGAGATAGAGGGTAACGGTGATGGTGACGATGATGTGATTTCTGTGTATACTACTAGTGGTTATTCGTTTACAAATGAAGACCATATATACATAACGCTAATTGAAGTGGAGGCTTAAGATAATGATAGTAAAATGTCCAAAATGCAATGCAGAATACTTCCTAGAAGAATTATTTATTCCAGATGAAGTTATCGGTAAACACAAAGATGTTGTTAAAGATTTAAAAGGTAAAATAGTTTATAGTAAAGAAGTAAGTGAATCCTCTGAGATATGTGATGATTACATATGTGATTATTGCGGAGCTAACTTTAAGTATAAAATTAAGTTACAAGTAGAGCCTATTTACTCAGAAGAAACTGATTTATCTATTGAAGAGACAACTGTTAAAATTTAGTAAGAGAGACCTTAACTGGTCTCTTTTCTTTTGTGAATATGTTTCAATCCTCGTTGCAAAAAAAAACAACCTAAGCAACTTGATTTTAAAATTATATATACCCTTTCTCATATAATGATATAAAGGAGTGAAAATATGGTTGCAATTTACGAAATGAAAGGTAAAGGACTCCCAGTAGATAAGAGTCTATTTGTAAAGTTTGACTTCAATCAAACAATTGTAAATATATTAAAATCTCTCCCTTCTAAAGTGTATCATAAAGAAACAAAGTTATGGGAAATACCAATCTCATCTCTAGCTCAATTAGTAGATACACTTAGTCAATTTGAAGATATAGACTTGATTGTAGAAGATGATGAAAAAGAGATTAGTTCAAAAGAATATAAATCAAAGATAGAACATAAGATAAAACCTTTTGATTATCAATTAGATGGTATCAATTATGGTTTAAATCACGATACTTGGATGCTATTAGATGCCCCAGGTTTAGGTAAGACTTTACAAATGATTTATCTAGCAGAGGAGTTAAAACTACAGAAGAAAGTTAAACATTGTTTAATAATTTGTGGTATTAATAACTTAAAGACTAACTGGGAGAATGAAATTAAGAAGTTCTCTAATGAACAGGTTAGAGTCTTAGGTAAACGAATCAATAAAAAAGGTGTTACTGTTTTCGATGGTGTTGAAGAAAGATTAGCTGAATTAAAGAAACCTATTGATGAGTTTTTCGTTATTACAAATGTAGAAACACTTAGAGATGATAGAGTAATTAAAGAACTTACTAAGAAGACGACTAAGAATAAATTTGATTTAATAGTTGTTGATGAAGTTCATAAATGTAAATCACCTACTAGTGAACAAGGAAAGCATTTATTAAAACTAAATGCAAAATATAAAATAGCATTAACTGGTACATTAATAATGAATAACCCTCTAGATGCCTATGTACCTTTAAAATTTTTAGGTAAGATAGATAGTAATTTTACTAACTATAAATCATATTATTGTGAATTCGATAATTGGCATAGAATCTCAGGATTTAGACATCTTAAGGAACTTAAGGAACAAATCGCTACTTACTCTCTGAGAAGAACAAAGGATTTATTAAATCTACCTCCTAAGATGATAATTAATGAAGTAGTAGATATGAAGCAAGACCAAATGAACTTCTATCAAGATGTTGTAAAAGGTATTGCTGAAACTGATAGAGTTGATTTATCTACAACAAACTTGTTAGGTATGTGTACTCGTTTAAGACAAGCTTCTAGTTGTCCTTCAATCTTGACTTCCGAGGATATCTCTGCTGCTAAATTAGATAGAGCAGAAGACCTTGTAGAAGAAATCTTGGAACAAGGAGAAAGTGTAGTTATATTCTCAGGATTTAAAGAGAGTTGTTATACTTTAGGTAAAAGATTAGAAAAATATAAACCTTATGTATTGACAGGAGATACAAAACAAGATATAATTGATAAGGCTATTAGTGATTTCCAAAAATCAAAAGAGCCTCAAATCATTATTGGTACTTGGCAAAAACTAGGAACAGGTATTACCTTAACTAAAGCAAGTTATATGTTATTTATAGATACACCTTGGACTAGTGCAGAGTTTGAACAATCTTGTGATAGAATATATAGAATAGGTACTTCCAAATCAGTAACCATTTATAATTTAATCTGTAAAGATACCATCGATGAACGTGTTAGAGATATTCTAGACACTAAAGAAGCATTATCTGATTACTTAGTAGATGATGCAATAAAAACTCAAGGTGCATTTGACATCTTAAGTAAATATATAATGGAATTATAAGGAGCCTATAATGGGAAGAAATCTTAATGATTATTTAAATGCTAAGAAGCATTTCCAAAAACACTGTAATGTACCTACAACCGAAGATACAGGAATCGTTGTAGGTAAAGATGGTAATAGATTTAATAAATACACTCCTCATAGTGGATTTGCTACTCCAGAGAGTTTATTTGATTATACAAGCGTAGATGATTATGTAGAAGGTGCTAGAGAACTAGCAGATACTAGAGTAAATGCTATCAAGGAATTTACTCCAGGAAGATATTATGGATGCATTCATAGAGATGCTAAGACTCACGATTATGCCATCGTTAAAATAAAGCCTGTTAAAGATAAAGAGGGATGGTACGATTGGGTATCATATTCTAATACAGGTGATATTAAGACTTATATGAGAATGAATGAAAAGACTGTAATCTCTAAGTTAAATGGTAAAGGTGCTTTAGTCAAACCCCTCCCTGAGTTTATGGAGTTAGCTGATTTACATAGAATTGAATTACCAAGAGATACTGTTTGGCAAAAGATTATAGATGACTGTGGACTTTGGAAGAGATTCTACTCAACACCTTACTTTAAACCTAAAGGTAGAGCAATAGATTTCCGAGGTATGGGTATTTATGAAGTTCTAAATAAAGTACAAAAAGTAGATAAGTATGTACTAATGAATGATGAAGACGGTGCCTATTTGGTTCAATCAGATGAGGCAGATGACTTTGATGACGATATGGAAACTATCGAATTAGAAAAGCTCTTGACATTTAGAACTAATTAGTATATAATATAGTTGTGAGGTGATAAGATGTATTATGTATACTCAACTAATTCGTGTGTAGGTTTAATCGATGAAGAGATTCTTTATAAATCTTCTAGCTATGCAGAGGCTATTAACTATACAATGAATCTTATTGATAAGTTACAAGAGGAACATAATTGCAAAGGCTACTATAGACAAATAGGTGAAGAGCCTAATGTAAATTTTGATTATGGTAGTCATAGTCACTTCTTAGCAATTAGATATAAAGCCTAGTAATAGGCTTTCATATGCCTGTCTTGAGTAACGGAAAGCGAGATAGTGGTAGCACTTCTAATCTAGGTTCAACTCCTAGAGATGGGCATCAAAATAAATTAAATTTTCATTACAAGGTTAAATAGGATTAACCAAATATTTAAAAATTGAAAGGACGATTATAAATTATGACAAATGAAAATTATGGTGTATACTCTTGGTTATTAAACAAACCATTCAAAACTAAAGAGGAATTATTAAAAGCAGAGGCTGAATACAATAAGGCTCACGAAAAGGAATTAAAGGAAAAAGAAGAAAAGAAACAAGCAGCTAAGAAAGTTGAAGATGCTTACAACAATTACATTAAAGTAACAAGAGAGACTAATAAGCAAATTCAAGAAGCTTATGACAAGTTCTTAGATGCTGGCAGAGAATTCGGAAATAAATATAAGACATTCCATATGTCAATTCAAGATTTCCCTGAAAGTAAGAGTTTATTTAAATCTATTGAAGATTTATTCAACGACTTATTATTCTAAACATATTCTTTGAAAATTTAATTTATAAATAAAGAATCACTAGGAAACTAGTGATTTATTTTTTACTCTTGACTTTTATTATCAATTGTGCTATAATCTAGTTGTGAAATAATGGAGGAAATTATTATGAAGAGATTATTTAAAACATTAGCAATTATTTTAGTAGGTGTCTTAACACTAGTTAGCCTAACAAGTTGTATTATAACTACTCCTGCTGAGAATCAAATTCAAAAGAATGTCCTTAGAGATATTGGCAACTTCAAAACCTATAGAAACATTAAAGTAATTAATCTTAGAAGTGGAATAGTATTAATGGAGTTTGAAGGTTATCTAACTTCGAAAAGAGACTCTGAAGGAGACTTGAATATTATCATTATGGTAGCTAAAGATGAATATCAACTACACTATGTACGTACAGCTCCAGAGATTACTTATCTTAGTGAACAAATTACTAATACAACAACAGACCCTTATCATTGGAAGATTAATGTTTACGCAACAGTACCTGATGTTACTTTTGGAGTGTAAACTATGAAAGCAATTCCAATTTGGAGTCCGAGATATTGGGACAAGAAAGTGTTAGTGGATGTCAGTAAATTACAACCTGACACTACTTTCATCTTCTTCTGTTGTGATAGAAATCTAACTGATTTGTATGCAATAGGTAGTAATAAAGTTAGGGAGAATTGTAGTGTATGTACTAATGGCAAAATCGATTGTTATGAGATACCTCTAAGTTACCTTAGAAGTATGGGAGATTTACCTGAGGAATACATAGCCATAAGAGATAGAGAATATAGTAAATATAAGAAATATAAAGGAGCTAGAAAGTAAATGGAATTTAGTGTAAAGACTAATTTTGTAGTAGGTATCAGAGAAAGTATCATTGCTGCAGGCAATGCAATGAGAGTAGAAATGGAAGATAAAAGTAGACCAATCTCAGAGCAAGATTTAAAGAGAGGTAAAGTTCTCGGTAAAAATGCTCCTGGAACTGGTCACGCTAATTTTCTTCACGGTATTGTAGTTAACTTTGAATTATTTGCTCCACTTTATATGTGGAAAGAAATCCAAAGATATCATTTCTTAGAGTTTGTATCAAGTCAATCAACAATGCATAGACTAACTAAGTTTGATATTAAAAGTCAATGTGTATCTGATACCGATGAAGTTATTCTAAGTAGATATCAAGAATTATTAGATAATTATAATAATTATATTGCACAAGAAAATTATGATAAGAGACAATCTAAGAAGATGTGGAGAACTCTAGTAGCCTCTCTTCCTAGTGGTTTCGTATTAGGTGCAACTATGACTACTAACTATGACCAATTAAGAACAATTTACAATCAACGTAAAGGTCATAAATTAAAAGAATGGCATAAGTTTAATGAATGGTGTGAATCTCTCCCTTACTTCAAACAATTTGCATTTGGAGAAGATTTAGACATTAACTTAGATGAAATCAATAGTCAATATATGTGGAGATAATAATATGAAGATAAGTGAACAAGAATTATATCAATATTTAAAAACAAAAAATAAGAAAGTTACTAAGGCAAGTGCCTCAGAGACATTCAAACAATTAAACAAGTTAGAGACTGCTTTAATCGGAGATTGGTTATTAAAGAATACCGAGAAGTTTTGGAAGATTCCTTACCCAAGCAAGTTAATTGATGATATGATTGTGGAGCATTTTAGTAGACTCTATTGGTTACAATCAACATTAGCAAAACCTATTGACATTACATCTAGTTTATGTTATAATGATTATGTTGATGCAGATATCTATAAGTTATTTAATGAGTTGGCTTTAAAGACTGACTTAGTAGATACTTTAAGTGTAGCTAGATTTAGTGCTAGATGTAAAGTAGCTTATAATGAGGCATTA